GGTTAAGTTACATTACCTCTGAAGCTGAAAAAGTTAATTTTCAAATTAATGGTACTAAGTTATTATTAAGAGATTTTAATGTTTTCTGTACAACTAAAACAAATCATAGACAAATACTTGAACAATTAAAACAAATGGCTCTTACTAATAATACTACAGGAGCAAGTATTTATGATCTTGGTAATGTTATTAAAGCAACAAGTATTGCAGAAGTAAGTGATGTTCTTAAAGATGCTGAAACAAAACAAGCACAAGAAAGAGAACAACAAATGCAACAACAGCAACAAATGCAACAACAACAGCAGCAGGCTGCTAAACAAGAAGCTGATACACAAAGACAGTATGAAGCTGCTGAAAAAGAAAAAGAAAGACAGAAGGATGTTACTGTTGCTGAAATTAGATCTGCAGGATATGGTGCAATGCAAGATATTAATCAAAATAATCAAAGTGACTATCAAGATGCATTAGTAGATATACGTGAAAGAAGTGAGTATAGAGAAACAATGAATCTAAAAAGAGAAGAGTTAACAAGTAAAACTTCAGTTGATAAATCTAAAATTGCAATAGAAAAAGAAAAATTAGCTACTCAGCGTACAATTGCAGACAAAAATTTAGCAATAGCACGTGAAAATAAAAACAAATATGATGTGCCTGTAGCAAAAAATAAACCTAAAAACAAAGATAAATAATATACTTAGCTATATACTTGTAAATTTATTAATCTATTTTAAACATTTCTAAGGTTTATTAATAAAATCTTCTTATATTATATATGTAATAACCAATAGTATTAACCAAAACCAAAAAAAAAATGGCTGAAAAAGTGGAACAAACTACAACAGTAGACAAAATAGACATCAATTTAGATGAGATCTTTAATGGAGCTCCAGGTGCTGATTCTGTTGTTACACCAGAAAAAACAACAAAGAAACCTAATGTCTTTAGTAAAGGAGAAAATGTAGATTTATCATTTTTAAATGATGCTGAAATACAAGAAGAAACTAAAACTGAAGAAAAAGAAGAAGCTGAAGTAAAAGCAGAAGAAACTACTACAGTAGAAAAGAAAGAAGAAGCTTCTAAAGAAAAAAAGGAGGTTGTATCAGAAGAAGAAGTTAATGAAATATTAAATGAAGGATTAGATTTAGCTGAAGCACAAGATGGCACTGAAACTGCTGCAGGTACAAAACGTTTAAGTGACATGTCTAAAGTATTTAAAGACATGATTGAAAAAGAACAAATTGTGCCTTTTGATGATGATAAGGAATTAGATGATTATTCTGCTAAAGATTGGAAAGAACTTATTGAAGCTAACTTAGAAGAAAGAGGAAATAAAGTAAGAAGAGAGACTCCAAAACAATTTTTTAATAGTTTACCTCAAGAATTGCAAGTTGCTGCTAAATATGTAGCTGATGGTGGTACTGATCTAAAAGGATTGTTTAGTGCTTTAGCACAAACAGAAGAAGTAAGATCTCTTTCAACAAGTGATGAAGAAGGTCAAGCACACATTGTAAGAGAATATTTATCAGCAACAGGTTATGGAGATGCTGAAGAAATACAAGAAGAAATTGAAATATGGAAAGATTTAGGTAAATTAGAAAAACAAGCTTCAAAGTTTAAACCTAAATTAGATAAGATGCAAGAAAAAGTTATTGCTAAAAAACTTGAGCAACAAGAACAAATGAAAGCTCAACAGCAAAAAGCATCTGAAAATTATATGTCTAATGTTTATAATGCATTAAAAGAAGGAAAGATTGGTGACATGAAGATTAACAAAAAAACTCAGTCTATGTTATATAACGGACTAGTTAATCCATCATACCCTTCTATTAATGGAGATAATACAAATTTATTAGGCCACCTGTTAGAGAAGTATCAATTTGTTGAACCTAATTATGATTTAGTTACAGAAGCATTGTGGTTATTATCTGATCCTAAAACATATAAGGATCAACTTAAAGCTCAAGGAACTAATACTGCTGTTGAACAAACAGTTAGAAAGTTAAAAACAGCTCAAGCATCTAAAACTGCAGCATCAGGTGGTGTAACTAGTAATGAAAGTGCTAAAAAACAAAAGACGCTCCCAAGAAATACTAATATGTTTAAAAGATTTTAATAACAAAATAAATAAAAAGATATGTCAAAATTAGATAATAAATTTATAGGTTTAAAAATAAATAATACAGGTGTTGTACGTCATGTAGCAGCTGATGCTATACTATGTACTAATAAAGGTGCAGCAACTACTAGCACTATTATAACTTGTAAAGCAGGTGCATTAATAACTTTAACTCATGCTGCTGATGCAAATGGAGTAGTAATTGATCATATAAATAACATGCTAATGGGAATATTAAATGATGACAGATCAAATAAATATACTACTTATACTGATTCTCCTCTTGTAATTACAGTTATTACAATATCATAAAGAATTTAAAAATAGAACAACAACAACAATAATTATTAATTAAAAAAATGAAAAAATGGCAACACCGGTTTTAAACAATGGTCTCTTTTTGAGAGACACTGCTTACCAAGCTAGTTCGCATATTGATTCATATCACTTAACGCAGATGCTAGGTGACGCAGAGCCAATGGACATGGGTCCAGTGGAGTTGTGGGCAATGACACAAAAGGTAGAGATGCCTTTGTATCAAATGGCATCGTTTGGTGGTAAGAACACAATTATGGTGGACAACGCTAGAGGTGAGTACAAATGGCAAACACCAGTTTCACAAGTATTACCATGCTCTTTAGGAGCAGTAGCAGGTTTTACTGATGGAGATGGGAAAGACGGAGCAGCGTTCCAAATCAGATTATCTAAAAGAGAATTTGGTCATGGGGACATTATTACGTATGACAAGTACAATGGTCTTGAGCTTTACATTACTGCAGAAGATATAGTTCCTGTAGGAGATGGATGGTTATATACTGTTACTTTAGTAAACAATTCTACTCTAACAGGTATGGATATCAAATACTTAGTAGCTGGAACTAAATACTTTAGAAAAGGTTCAGCACGTGGTGAGTATGGAGAAAGATTTTCTGATATCTCAGTAGGATCAGGATTCCGTGAGTTCTACAACTTTGTAGGAGGAGCAGAAGCACATGTACACTATACAATTTCTTCTAGAGCTGATCTTATGATCAAAGGTGGAATGAATGCAGATGGTACTGTACCTGTAACTGAAATATGGAGAAACTTTGATTCTAATGTAGATCCATCTTTAAACTCTATTGAAGGGTTAGCTGGAGCTATGGGTAAAGACTATATCAAAAAAGCATTTGAAAATGGTACTCTTTCTAGAACGTTCTTAACGTCTATGGAAGCAGCACACCTTACAAAAATTGCTAATGATATTGAAAACTACTTAATGTGGGGTCATGGTGGTAGAGTTAAACAAGATGGGCCGGATGATATTAGATTATCAGTAGGTTTATGGAAACAATTAGATAACTCTTTCAAACGTGTGTATAACAAAGCTGGCTTTAGCATGGATATGTTCAAAAATGAACTATATAACTTCTATGCAGGTAAAGTTGAATTTGATGGTCCAGATCCAAAAAGACAATTAATTGTTCAAACTGGAATTGGAGGAATGCAAATGGTAAACAAAGCAATTGGAGCTGAAGCTAGTAGTGTACCTGGTACTAACATGGTTACTAATCTTGATAATATTGGAGCTATTACAGGTTCTGGTATGGATTTAGGATTTGGATTTGCTTACACAAGTTTCATTATTCCTTTCTTAGCTAATGTTAAGTTTGTATTAAACCCAGCGTTTGACAACTTACATACTAATGACATTGAGAATCCATTAGTTGATGGTAGACCATTATCTTCTTACAGCTTCATCATATTTGATGTAACTGACGAAGGAAATGATAACATCTTCTTATTGAAACTTTCTTGGGATAATGCTCTTAAATGGTTCTACCAAAATGGTACTATGGACTATATGGGAAGAACTCAAGGATTTGCTTCATCAGGACAGTTTAATGGTTACCGTGTAATGATGACACAAACCATGCCAGCTGTATGGGTTAAGGATCCAACTAAAGTTCTTAAAATAGTAATGAGAAACCCTGTAACAGGAGGATCATTCTAATAACAACTTGAAAGACGGAGGGGTGTAATGCCCCTCCTTATTTCTACAACCAATAACCAAAATTTATAAATAACCAATAAAACAAGAAAAATGGATACAAAAGAAGTAACTATATTTGAAAAAACAAATTCTGTAAAAAATACAGCAATTGCAATACGCCCTTATTTTAATCCAGCAAAAGAAAATATGGGTTTAGAAAATTATGATATGTCCTTATTTGAAGGAGCAGTTCATAGTGAAAGCATTGCTTGTTTAGAAAAAAATGGAATAACAAGATATATAACTGGATTAAATGAATTTGCTCCAGAAATAAAAATGCTACCTGCGTCTGAAAGAAAGGCAAAGATAGAACAAATAAGAAAAACAGTAATAGATTTAGAAAAAGAACTTGCTGCTAATGTAATTAAAATTGATGATCCAGAATTTTGGGCTAAGGTTATGGTTGTAAAACCAGACAATGGTGCATTCTGGAACAAAATAGAATTAAAATGTGGTAATGATCCAGTTTTTATTGATCCTGTAATTGATCCTTATGATAAAATTAAACTATTAGCTATTGAAGCAGGAGGCTTTTCTTTGATTGCTCCTAATTTAGAAACTGCAAAAGCAACTGGTAAATATAAATTTTATTTAGATAAGGTTTCAGAAACTATTGGCACAAGAACTAAAGACTCTAAAATTAAAAATAAAGCTTTAGGTTTATTAAGTGATATGTATGATGAAGATAAAACTAAACTTTTACATATTGTAAAATTAATTGATGTTAATAGTTCTCAATATACTGATGCTTCACCGTTAGATATGTTATATGAAGTAGCAGATGCATATATTAACGCAAGAGGTATTGAAAAAGATACTACAAGAGCTGCTAAAAACTTTATTAAATTTGCTGGTTCTAAAATGGAATCATTAAAGTTAAACTCATTAGTTAAAGACGCTTTAGCTTGTAGTTTATTATCATCAAAATCTGATGGATATATCTATGATAAAAAATCAGGGTTAAAAATTTCTAGTACAAGAGAAGGAGTAGTTGAACATTTAAAAAATCCTGCTAATGATGAAATGTTAGAAAGATTACTAGGAGATGTAAATGACTTTTTAAACTAACCATTAATGAACAATACTACATTACAAATTAAATTTAGATCAAGATTAAACAAGCTTGCTAGCAATGACTATGATAACATAGAGTGTTGGCAAATTGTTGAATCTTTTAATAAAGCACAAATTGAGTGGTGTAGAAAACAACTTCATGGTACTAATGCATATAGGGAGGGGGATGAAATGTCAAAAAGACGTATTGATGATTTACAAATCCTCCTTACTACGCAACCTGTAATGGGCTCTGTTCAAACTGATTATCTTTTAGGTAATAACTTTCCTGTTAATTACTTAGAATATAAAAGAGTTGATACAGATGCAACTAATAGTTGCTGCAAAGATGAGCCTAGATCTATGACTGTATATTTAGCTGAGGAAGCAAACATTGATTTATTAATGAGAAACCCTTTAAAAAGACCAGATTTTGAATGGGGTGAAACTTTTTGCACACTAGCTAATAATACTATAAGAATATATAAAAGAGATTTTGATATTGTAAACCCAAGAATAACTTTTTATAGAAAACCTAGAAATATAGAAATTGCTGATTGCTCAGATCCTTACACTAATGCTATTTCAACTGTTGATATCTTATCTGAATTTAAAGATGATATAGTAGAAATAATTATAGATGAGGCTGTTTCAATAGTTGCAGGAGACATAAATGATGCAAATCAATATATTAGAGGAGCACAACAAGCAGATAAAAACAATTAATATAGTTTATTAAATAAATAATCATTATATTAATAGTATAACATTAGACAACGGTTTAGAGTAGGCACCTATTGTTCTTCTTATCAACGAGCCTATCATAATTAATAAAGTCCTTTGAATAAAATAGGAGGCAATAAAAAAAATGGCATATTTTCAACACGCATATGCAAAAGCATATGTAGTTACAAGCCTTGAACCTTTAGCAAATCAAGCAACTACTTCTTTGACTGCAGCACAACTTGGATTAGTAGACATGTCTGATAACCAAACAGTTCTATGGCCAACATCAGCAGCTGTAAATCAGATTCCTACTGGCAAGTATCAACTGACATTAGGAAACTATAACCAAGTAGATAATTTAGATGGTAGAACAACAGCAACAGGAATGTATACTGCTCATGGTGGTTATGCTGAGTCTATTAAAACAAAATCTATTGATTCTAAATATGTAAGAGAAGTTTGGCAATCATCTTGTGTTGCAGCATCTACACAACTTATTAAAATTGTTATACCAAATACTTGTCTTAAATGTGATGGTTCATCTACAGATGTTAATCAATTAAGATTAGATATTAAAGGTGAAGAAACTTTACGTTTCTTAAATAGATTTGCATATTCAGTTTATGACTACAGAGAATGTTGTGCAAGTGGTACTGATGTAGCTGGTTCAGTAGTTGCAGCACATTGGAAAGATAGAATAAATAAAGATCCATTAATGAGTAACTTTGTTGTAGCAACAGTAGGAGCAGGAGCAGCAGCTAATGAGTTAATTTTAACTTTAACTTATACTCCAACTTTCTTTAACAATTGTTCTTTTGATACTAGAGATTACGTAGGTAAAGCTCCTTTAAAATTAATTGTATCAGCTGTAAATGACGGTGGTGATCCTTGTACAGATACTTGCTTAACAGCAGCTGTAGGAAGTCCATCATATGTTGCTGTATCAAACTTTGGTTTAAACAATGCTACTGCAGTATCAGTAAAAGCTGAAACTACAGGAGAGACTGTAGCTAGACAAGTAATACTTGAAGGTAGATACAGACAAGACGGAGGATGGAATCAAGGTAACAGAGATTCTGCTAGAGTAAGAGAAATTGAACAATTAGATGGTATCTTAGGATGTGCTTCTTCTTTTGTTGACAGAACTGCATACTATCAAGGATTCTACTTATTACATTCTGTCCCACGTTTCAATAATCCAACTGGAGTATTTGATAATGATCAGTATTTATATACTTGGTACTTACCTTGTAAAACTGCAGCTGGTGAGACTAATACTGACCTAGCAAAAATGAAATTATTTGCGGATTCAGCAGCTAAGGCAGCAGGACTTACTTATCAGGAAAGATAGAGTTAATAGTTCAATATGAAAGATTAAGAGTGGGAATTAATATTCTCACTCTTTTTTTTTCTTTTTTATTTATAATTTTTGTATATTATTAATAGATACTCTTTGTATTATTGACTAAAACAAAACTATGGCAGCCAAACATATATTAAGCTTAGAAGTGCTTTCTGTATCAAACACAGAAGTATTTAGCATTAAAGATACAAGTACTTATGCAAAAAACTTAAAAGTTGATTGCCCTGAGTTACTAATTACAGTTCCAGGATTCACTAACCCCGCATTAATAAAAGTAGGTAAAAACTTTGATTTAACAATTAATGCTTGTGCATTAAATGTTCAAAAAACAAATTGTGGAAATACTAGAGTTGGTATTCCTGATGGATTATATATATTAAGATACCAAGTAAGTCCTCATGATAAAGTATATGTAGAGTATAATCATTTAAGAGTTACTAACTTAATGAAACAATATTATGATAAGTTATGTCAATTAGATATAACTCCATGTGTTCCAACATCAGATAGAAAAAAATTATTAGATGATCTAAATGATATTAGAATGTATATAGATGCTGCAAAAGCAAAAGTTGAGTATGCAGCGAACCCTCAAGCAGGTATAGAATTATTTAATTTTGCAAAAAAACAATTAAATAAAATTACTTGTCCAACATGTTAATAAAAACCAACCAATAAAAATCTAAATATGGCTGCAGAATGTGCACATTGTAAAGGACCAATAGGATGCGGATGTCAACAAACAAACGGATCTGATAAAAAAATAATACATAAAAATTGTCAGGCAGCTTATGAAAAAGCTTTAAAAGAAAAGACTAATAAACAGTAGAATGCAAGAAAAAAAGGATAACGTCATTACAAAAATAAATACTGAACGTAGTTTTGCTGATGAAATATACAGGAAATACCGTTCAACAAGATATGGTATAGGTACATGTTGTGATGCTAATCTTCCTTCTTCTATAAAGAGCAAATACCTTTGTGATTATCAAGATTCTAAAGTAACACAATATGATTCTGTTACTAGAACTAATACATCATACACACCACCTGTAGGAGGAGCTGAAGGTGATTCAAGTAGACCAGCATGGGTAGATGAACTATGTGGTATGTCTAATAGTGAAGTTGAAATTTATTTTTATTATGATTCTACTTCATTAGGATTAACACAAGTTCAAAATGCATATACAGCAGCTACTCAATGGGTAAATTCAATTAGATCATCTACTATAAGTAATAATTCATGTGGTGGTAATAACACACAAAATATTATTGAGTATCATACAACAGTGTTTGGAGAAAGATGGTTAGATTGGGCAACTTCTTCTATAACAGGACAATTTCAAAATTCTGGAAGTTGTGGTGGACAAAATTCATGTAATAATGCAGGTCAACCAGTTAATGCTTCTGGTAATACAGGACCAGGTAAAGATCCAAATGTAAATAGAAATTTTGGTTTATGTACAACAAACAGTGCATCTGATGCAGTATATACTAAAAATGTTAACCCTACTAGTAAGTTTTGGAGTGTTTTAGAATGGTCAAGAGTAAATAGTTTAGGTTTTTATAATGCTAACTCAACACTTTCAGCTGGTTCAACAGGTAACTCAGTTCTTGGTTTGGTTGGTTCTGGAGTAATTACATCAAATACTTCTGGTGGTATTTTTAACAATGTTGTAACACTAGGCTTTCCTCCTGTTGCAACAAAGAAAAATGTTTTAGTTGTTTGTTTTATGGATGAATCAACATCAGGAAATGATGGTGGTGTTCCAGTGCCACAACCGTATCATGCTAAAGCTACTAGCCTTACTGACCCTATGACTTGGAAATTTGCTAGTAATAATGTAGGATCAGCAGCTAGTGGTAGTGATGCTGTTTTAACTCCTTGTTGGCAAGCAGATTTTGATCAATTTTTAATTGAAAGACAAACATGGTTAAATATAGATCCAGAACGTAAAATAAATTTTTATCTTTATCCTTCAGCTCCTGTAGATGCTGTTGGTAATATAGCTGTTACTACTTCTGCACAAGTTTTTCCATTACATGCTTTAGGAGCAATATCTTCTGGAGATAAAGCTGATGCTAAAGCTTCAGCTACTATTACTGTAACTGGTTCTCCAACAAATGGTCAAACAATAAACATAAAATCAAACGCAACTGATTTAATAAACTCTACATTTTTAGATAAAACATATACAGCTGCAGCAGCTACTAATCTTGCAACAGGAGCTTTTATAAGTACAGGAACTGTTACAGATATTGCATCAGCCCTAAAAGCATGTATAGAAAATACAGCAGGTCATAATGCAACTATAACTGTAACACAAGCAGCAGGAGTTTTAACATTAACACAAACAATAAATGGTGGTATTGGTAATACAAATATAGTAGGTACACCTACAAATATCACTTTAACAAACTTTACTGGTGGATTACCTGATGGTACATTTACAACTATAC